GTTACACTACCAACCATACTCTCTCCTATTTAGTTAGTCCCTTTGCCTTCTCGAAACTTCTCATGCCGGCAACTCCGAGCATAGAGGTGACGATTGCTAGTAAGGGCCCAGTTTGAATTTCCGGAGCGGCTAATTCCATTCCAGAAAATTTTGCATACCATTCAATAGATGGTGACAAAATAAATTCGAACATTAGTGCAAAGGCTCCTACCCAGCCTATAGCAGGTCGCCAGCCAGCAACGAATACGCTGCGGTGGCTGGCTTCCTTTGCATTAACATCTAATTGTTTTTCTGCAAGCTTTTGTTGAATGCGTTGCATAAGAATTTTTTTATCAAGTTTTTCCTCTTCTGAGGTATGAAGAGAATCAATGACGGAAGCCACTTGTTTAAGCGCTCCGTCTTTTCCCCCTACTAAATTTGATATTATTCCTAGAACCATTTTTTAGATAGCACCGATAACTATGATTACAATTATAGCTACTATACCAGCTTTAATCCAATCTTTCATGCTCCAATCGGACCACTCTTTTAAGTGAGTCCATAGATCTGATAAAAGTTTCATATTAACCTCCTATGTCCATTCATATTTGCCACCTTTAATCGCCGCACCCATTTGTCCTTTAGTGAGTTTGGATTTTAAAGGAAACTGCGGAACAGAAATAGCCTCTGCTTTTGTCGTAGAGACAGTTCCTTTTCTCGCGTACGAGTTACCTTTAATAACTGTTCCAGGTTCTGCTTTACCAGTTCCTCGTTTCCAGTCACTACTCGGTTTAACACCTGTTAGACTTGTAACATTGTTTTTACCCATTGCACAACCTCCTATTATCGTTTGTATGTTAAAGCGTGACCCGTACCATTATGGACTGCCCCGCCATGTGAATATTTTTTTACTGCGCCGCCTTTAGCTTTTTTTACTGCGCCGCCTTTTTTCATTAAAGGATATGATTGAATAGCATTTTTAATACTTATTCTCCCGTCTTTCACAGCGTGAAAAAGAGCTAGAAGTTTTTCTTTAT